TTTTTTAACTTGCCGAGTAGTTGGTCTAACCATATTAGTTCCTGACATACCACCCATCATTTTCATGTCTTTCAACATATCGGCTTCATCTTCATTTAAATCGCCTTGAAACTTTTCAGCATCTAAAAGTGCTTTAAGCTCTTCATACTTTTCACTTCCAGGATCTAAACCTTCTAATAACGAATCTAATTGTTTTTTTCTACTCATTTTATTCTCCTTTATCCAGTACTAAATGGTATTGTAAATTTTATTCCGGTATATGTGTCATCTGGCTTTGTTGGGTCGTAGATTACGCCACTATCAACATTAACGCCATCTGGCAGTAAGCTCTGTATATATGGTTGTGCATAGCTTAAACCTTTACCTACAACATCAGGACTTGTTATAAAATTTTGGAAATCTTTGAGGCTAGATGCTGTTCGTGTATTAGGATCTATTTGTATTGGATTCATACGGGAATTATCGTATGAAGCCATAAGTGCTCTTTGTAGATCTGTCGATTCAGCACGATCCATGTTTTCCATTATCCCTGATTGAGGTGAACCTTTGTTTTCATTGTCATAATTATATCTTTTAAAAATAGTGTCTTTAAAAGTGTCATCGTAAATATCTTTTCCTTTTTCATAAGTGCTTTGTCCTGCCTCGTACAAACTTTTAAGAATTCCCATTATACCTAAGTTTGGTAGTTCACCTTCTTGTAGGAATCTTTCAACTGGAGAAAAATACATACCTTTTTCTCCTGGAACCAGATTCTGCAAATAAGAAGGCTTTTGTAAATCGGTTAGACCTCTATTTTGAAAGTTGCTCGCGGCTGGATAGTTCCCAGCGATTTTATTTCCTGGATTAAGACGTCTGCTCATATTAAAAGCTTGTGCATATAAAGGATCATAATTTGCCATTTGTCTCACATTGGATCTATCACCAACATTAGATAAAACATTTTGGATTGCTTGTTCTGCACTACTGTCATCCGTATTTGGACCAAAAGTATTATAATTGTCTTGAGCTTGGGCTAGGCTATCAATTCCTGAGGAAGAATAATCACTAGCTGATCCGAATAATTCACTCATCCTTTAGTCCTTTGTGCTGTAAGAAATCTAGCATTTTCAGCTCTCATATTAGCTATTTCTTCGGTTGTATCAATACGGTCTTTTTGTATTAAAGTATTCGCTTGTAACTTTTCTTGATTGAGCTTTAATTTTTCTTGTTCGTTCTGTGCATCTTGCATTACTTGTTGTTCTTTTATTTGCAACTCTTTAGATTTCAAGTCCACTAATGGGTCAGTCTGCGATCCACCCAAGACTTGTGCTTCCATTTCAAAATACTGTTTTGTAAGTTCCGCTTCTACTTGAGACAGTTCAGCTTGTGCTGTCATCTCATCCATAGGTTGTTGCTGAGCTTTCATTTGTAATTGTTGTTGTGCCTTTAATGAAATATGTTCAAAAATATGTTGTTGCAATATATTTATCATAGCTGGATTGCTTTTTATAGGTAAACTCCCCATGTAACTTAAATGGGTAGAAATATGTGCATCATGGTTTTGCTCAGGGAAAGCTTTTAATTGCATTTGTCCTCCTAAAGCAGACATAGCTTTTCCGTTTTCTATTATTGCATTCATAGGTTGTGATTCTGGTGGTGGAGGTAATAATTGTTCTATATTATCAACACCTAAACTAATATACACTCTTCTATACGCTTCATACAGATTGTGCATCTCAGGTTTGCTACTTGCCAACTTTAATTGTTCTTGAGCTAGACTGATTCGTTGTGCCATACTAAAAATATTAGGGTTAGCTATTGGAACTATATCAATACGATCATCAAAATCTTTAGCTTTATCGCCTTCTTCTGTATAAGGGTATGCACCACCTTCTTGAGATATTAAAGTAGCTAAAAGACTAAATTCTTGTTTTAAACTATTGTATATTCTTTTATGAACAGCACTTATTATTCTACTACCACGCTCTAATAAAGCAACAGTTGTACCGACTGGCATTTCTTGATTGGTACTGCCCGTTCCCAAATCGGTTGTGCCGACAAACTTTTGAGCGGCTGAGACAACAAAACCAAGTAACTGAAATAACGTTCCACTAGGCTCTTGGTAAGGTAAATTAAAGAAAGAGTTCTTAAGTTGGTCACCAACTACGTCAACATCTCGCCATTCTCCAGGTCTTAACGGCTCATCATCGTTTTTAATTCTTAAACCCCTAGCTTTAAAGCCAGATGGCATATTTGCCAATGTTCCTGAATCAATTAACTGTCGTAAATTAGCAGTCGCGGCTCTAGATAGGTTTCCAAGGAGATGAATAAGTCCATTTCCATAGAAACCTAGTCCAGGAGAAAACATGTAGTGTACAAAATATTGTTTTTTCTTTTTGAAAGCGTCTTGTTCGTCATAATTTCTGTAAACAGAGAGTACATCGCCCCCATTTGCTGTTACTGTAACAATATAGGGTAGTTTTATTCCAGTTTCTTCGCCTTCTTCGTCTTTATCAGCAAATTGACCGATATCTAAATAACAATGGCACTCGTATAACTGTACTTCTTCATAATCACCTTGTGGATATATACCAGTAATTGATTCTTTAGTATCATCTACGTCATCTCTTTGTGGTTTTCCTGACTGCACCTCGATATCACGATAAAAACCACTGACTTGTAGCTTCCGCAACTCGTTTTCTGACATTGTAATGATTTGTGTAACTCTATCAGCCGATTCTATGTCGGTTGCATTGAAAGGAACAAGCATATCTTTAGCTTCAACGAACTTACTAACTTGTCTACCTAGTTGTGGGTCAATATATATTTTTTTAAACGCACTACCACCTAATCCCAAGTAGTATAACATCTGATCAAACTCAGCTTCATACTCTTTCATGGTATGCATTAGTGTATAATTCATATAATCAGAGACACGCTCGGCTTGTTTTTCTAAATCGGGGGTTGTTGTCCCCATAACTTGTGTGCGTACTGGACCTTTCGCTGGAAGAAGTTCCTTATAAGCTTGACTTTGGAACTGTGTAACAGCTTCGTTCAACATTGGATGAACTACACCAGTAGCACCATCAAAAGGTTCTGATCTGTTTTCGTATTTTAAGCCTAATAAATTAAGTCCTTGGCTATATGTGTCTAACCATTCGCTTCTAGCACTCTTATCTTCATCAACTTTTTCTAAAACGTAGGCACTTATTCCTGCCATCTCGTCATCTTCTAGTTGCTCGGCTAAATTGGCTATGAAAGAAGTGTCCGCTACTTCTACTTCCTGAGACCCAAGTTCCACGGACCCATCTTCAAGTTCGGTAATTTCCATACCTTCTTCAATAATAGGTTCTTCAAGTTGCACATCAACGGGATCGGGATCGAGTATAGGATTTCCAACTAATGTCATCTCTCTTTCAACATTGTTGTAAGGGTTTTTCTTATCTAGACGTTCAGCCATTCATCTCTCCTGAGATAACAAAAAACTTTCTTCTCATTAATAGTGCCACACTTTGTCTTATTTCGCTAGAACTTAGTGGTACATAGTCAGGATCGTTTAAAACCCACATATCAGACATCTCTTTTATGCCTTTAAATCTCAGTTGGTGACATACTATCCGTAGTAAGCTGTGTTTCTGGGTACAAATTCGGGTTCATAAACTTCATCCTCTGGGTGGGTTATAAAGCCACCTTCTCTAAATCTTCTTAACGCTTGGGTTACTGTATCAACAAAGTCATCGTGCTCTCCAGCCGGAAAACTCGCACACTCCTCAATAACTTCTTCAGCCCAACGAGTATCTGGTGACCATACTAACCCACTTTCTAATAAAGGTGCAACTGAATTCACTCTTGTATATTTATCGTTTCCTCTACTCGGGGAATAGTTTTGTATAGGAATACCCATCTGCCTTAGTTCTTGGGTTAATGGCATACCTGACGCCTTCGCTTCAATCAAGACACATTCTGGATCCCAGTACTTATATTCTTCTAGGGCTATTCTTTTTAGTTCAGGGAAATCCCATCTGCCACGCCGAGCATCACAAAGAATAATGTTTGGAGGTCCGTTTTCCTCTGGATAGAAAACACCCCAAGTGGTTATAGCTGAAAAGTCAGCTGTCTCTTTTTTAGAAAACGCTGTATCATAAGACTGCATAACATAGTTTAATGGGGGTATGTCTTCTTTCTCCCACTTTTTCCACCACTCTCTTTTTAGTAAGGCACTTGTTTCACTCGTAGGGTTTTGTTGCCACTGAGCTTCCCACTTACCAACTGACAATGAAGCTTTGACCTTTAACAGTTCTTCCACTTTCCAAAAGTTAGACCACATCGCCTTTCCATCAGGTAAAATCGCAGGAAACTCAACGACCTCCCATTGGTCAGCCAAAATATCTCTAGCTTGTTGCTTCATTAATTTACCAGTTAAATCTATTTCACTCCACCTTGTCATAACGATAACTATCGCTCCTCCAGGTTGAAGTCTCTGGCGAGGACCTGAGGTGTACCATTCATAAGCATTCTCCAAAGCGGATGGACTCATCGCATCTTGTTCAGAATGGGGGTCATCAATTATCATTAAATCTGCACCACGACCAGTTATGGCTCCGCCAACTCCAGCGGCGAAATATTCTCCTCCATCATTCGTTTCCCATCTTCCAGCCGCGAGACTGTCTGACCGTAATTTTACTTCTGGNAAGANCNTGGTNGTATTCGCCACTTGCCATTAAGTTTCTTACCTTACGACCAAACCTCACGGCAAGTTCTCCAGTATGGGTAGCTTGTATTATCTTTAATTTTGGATTACGCCCCATCAACCATGAGGGTAACAAAAAACTGGCAAACTCAGACTTCGTGTGTCGTGGAGGCATATTCACAATAAGTCGTTTTATTTTCCCAGTAGCCAAATCATTAAACTTCTGTGCCATTATCTTATGGTGCTCGCCTTGTATAAACTCTTCCCAAATACAATGAACGTATTGCATAAAATCGCCACGAGCCTTTTCTGCCGTAGACAACGCTTTCTGTTTTTCCATCAAACGTAAGTAATGCCTGAGTTTTTCTTCGGGTATGTTAAAAGGGACTTTTGTCATTTTTTATAAAAATTTTCCACGGACCATGAACCTGAATTCAAATATACACAAAAGGGGGGTCATGTACAAATAATTTTCTGACATGCTATGATTTGTGCGGAAGCTGTATAGCCACCTACCTGTGCCTATATACTCCCCGTCAGGGGGGAATCACTTAACATGTTAAGTAAGTATACATAAAAAAGGGGCTATGGTTGTAAGCCATAGCCCTATGTGTGGTGCTAGTTTTTAACTAGCTAGTGGTTGCAAGGTTGCAAAGTTAGTACCGTA